GCTGATAATGACCGCGCAGAAGCTAAACAACTCAAACGTGATTTTTGGCAAGAAGGGCTACAACAAGAATACAACGCCCAAGTTCAATTTGAATCACTAATTCAACCATACTAGGAGAACAACATGATTGATAATCTAATTATTTTGGGTTTTGGTGGCGCAGTAGTTTGCGTAATTTTTGTAGTGGCTGGTGCTATTGCTGAATGGAAGGATTGGAAATGAGTTTACAAGACCTTGACTACGATGCAATGTATGACAAGTATGAAGATAGGTTTATTGAATATCTTTACGACCACTTTCCAATTGGCAACGGCACTATGCTAATTAACAAAATGGAAGATACAGATAATTTTGAAGATTTTGTGGATTGTAGATTAACTGAACAAGAACTAATTTATATGGAGAGTAAATAAAATGGCTAAAGAGGGATTTGTAAATATACATGGCAAGGAATACAAAACAGTTGCAAAGCGTGTTCAAGAGTTTCGTGATTTATATAAAGAATACACAATAATGACTGAAATTATACAGATTGATGAGGAAAAGTGCGTAATGAAAGCATCTATTTGTGCGCCATTAGGTGATGGAGATGGAAGAGTTGTAGCAACAGGTCATGGGTGTGAATTTAAAAATGCTAGTCAAATTAATAAAACTAGTTATGTAGAAAATTGCGAAACATCAGCAATTGGTCGTGCGTTAGCTTGTTTAGGTCTTGGTGGTACAGAGTTTGCTAGTGCGGATGAAGTAGCAAACGCAATACATCAACAAACAACACAAAGAGCAACAGCAACACCAAAACCTAGCATTATTAAAGCAACCGATGGTGCTGGCGATGAATTGTCAGAAGAAGATAAACAATTTATTCGTGACTTAGCTATAGAAGCTATTGCGGCTCATGCAGATAATGACGTTGCAGAAGCACATAGAATTTATACTAGTCTTAACAATGACGAACGCACTTTCTTATGGACTTTGCTTGATGCGCCAATTCGTAGAGCAATTAAAGATTATGATGCTTCAAAAGGAGTTAAATAATGTTGACACAACAAGCGCGTTTGATGGAACACTTGGAATTGCACAGTCAAATTGACCCATTAGAAGCCTGGACAAAACTAGGCATCTACAGATTAGCAGCAGTAGTTCATTTATTGCGTCAAGCTGGTATTAAAATTAAAACAGAACGCATGGAAGTATCAAATCGTTTTAATGAAATATGTAATGTCGCTAATTACATTTTGGAGAAATAACATGATTATCAATTCACTTTATGGCATGAAATCACCAAAGCAAACAAAAGAGCATTTAAAGAAACTGCAAGCAGCTATTGAATATTTAGGTGACAAATATCGTCTTGCAAAACCAATTCAAAAAGGAGAAAGTAAATGAACAATTTATCAGCAACAGGCAATATTGGTTCGGATGCAGAAGTGCGATTTACAAAAGATGGTACGGCCGTAGCAGGTTTTAGTTTTGCATTGTCATCTGGTTATGGCGATAAAAAGAAAACTACATGGTTACGTTGCAGTATTTTAGGTAAACGTGGTGAAACTCTTGCACCAATGCTCACCAAAGGCACACAAATCGCTTTAAATGGCGAAATATCATTAAATGAATATGTCGCTAAGGATGGCACAAATAAATCGTCTGTAGAGTGTTTGGTGCAATCTGTTACTTTGCTTGGAAAAAAAGATTCTAATGGTGCAGGTTCTGCTGCGCAAAATAAAAGTGCAAGTAAAACTAATCCTACTGATTTTATAGAGGATGACGTACCATTTTAGTTTAACTTTGGGCGAAAGTGACAATATATTGCGCTCAACTTTATTAACGCCACAAGTAGCCCGCCTCATTTATGGAGATGACAATGAGTGATTTATATCAAAGATATTTAGAAACAGATTTGCTTAGAGAAAAGATAATTAATATTATTAAAGAGCAGCCAATGTCTGTTCCTGGTGTGTGCAAATTATTAGAATTAAATAATATTAAAATGAATTGGATATTTAATCGTTTGATAGTATCTGGCCACTTAATTAAAATTCGAGAAAAGAAATTGTGTCCTGTGATGAATAAAAAGTTTTTTATTATGGAATGGACTGGACTTGAATTTAATCCTAAATCAATTGATGATATTCACAATTTTTTATGTGAAAAATCTAGCAATATGTATAAAGCTCGCATGGGTGAAGTAAATAATGCAAAATTAGAAATAATTAATCATCCTAATGGCAGAGTAATTAGATTATTGGATAGAAAACGTGATTATGATAATCCAAAGCCTAAACGTAAAACTTCCGTTAATATTGGCTCATCATTTTATTTAATGGATTACGCATGATTATATATAGACCCTACAAGTTGCCAACAAAACGATTTGATATTGCTGTGCGTATGCGTAGGATGCGATTGCGTAGTAGTAAGAATATTAGAAAGTTTAAACAATGGTTTAAACGTAAGCAACGTTGGTAGTTATATACGTTTAAATATATATTTAAATATACACCGACTCTCCACGGTGTTTTTAAGGGTCTTAATTGACCCTTTTTTTTCACTCAATGTACATATAGTTTACATATGAATGAAAATGTAAACTGTAGATTACACTTTTCTAAAAGTTTGCTACAATTGTAGATAGCGGAACGGCTACTTCATTAAACGACCCATCCTTAACATCGTTTAATATATATAGGCCACGGAAATGATTGTTGCCCTGTACGCCCAAATAATATTCATCATGTTCATAACATGAGCCACAGATAATAGCTGTGAGGGGCTTGCCATCGGCTCGTTTTCCGTAAGCCACTTGTCTACCTTGTTGATGACCTGCAAATGCGCTCATGTGTAATTTATTGAGCATTTGTTGTGCTGTGCCTATTGGTCTACCCATTAAGCCAGATGTGAAATAGTGAGAAAATGCTACACCTTCTAAATTTACTACGTCTAGAAACTTAAACACTTCCCAGTCTTGATAAGGTAAATCATCTACAGAGATTAAACCTTCTAGTTTGCTATCCTCATTAGTCGCACGATTAATTCTATTTTCGTGATTACCTAACGTCATTACCATGCGCGGTCGGTATAACTTTTCTTTATTCTTACGCGCTTTAGCATTAAAGTCATACATTGGCTTTAGTAACGCATCCATTGCTTCCCTAGCTGCCCAAATATCTTTAGTGTAACGCTTACCTTCAAACGACCTTAAACCTTTATCAAAATGGCTTAAGCTGGGCATATCCGCAAAATCACCTATGCAAATCCAAACGTCTGGTCGTTCTTTTAATACAAAGTTACCGATAGAAGTAAGGAACGAAAAATCGTTCCCTTCTTTGGCTTGTACGTCAGGTAAAACTAATATTTTCATGGGGTTACACCCTCAATGCGATTTACTTTCGCATATTAGGCATAGGATGAGCTTCTTGTAAAGATGTTTTTTCGTGCTTTTTTAATTCTTTTTCAAGAGCCATAACGTGCTCACGTTCTTTTTTCCACTCACGCACAATTTCGTATTCTTTCTTTTCGCTACGAATTGATGGTTTTTCTGAACTGATTTTAAAATTTGTTGCCATGATAATTCCTTATTTAAAATACAAATAATACATACTTTTAAACAGTATAACAATTAAGTTTTAATTGATAATTAAATAAAATTATATTACAATGTTTTATATTTTTATATCTTGGTGATTAAAATGATTAAAACAGAAACAATAAATAAATATATTGGAGCTAAATATGGTCAACTAACAATAAAAAGTTTTTCTAGAAAAAAAAATAAAACAGAATATTTTTTTAATTGTTTATGTGATTGTGGAAACGAAAAAGAAATAAGACTTTCTAATTTAAAGTTAAAAACTACTGTTTCATGTGGATGTTTTGGAAAAGAAAAAAGATTAAAATCAAATATTGGAAATACTTATAATAGAAAAGATATTGGGGTAAGCTCAATTAATGCTTTGTTTAGAATTTATATAACGTCTGCAAAAAAAAGAAATTATGTTTTTGATTTAGATTTAGATTTTTTTAAAAGTTTAATTTTTTCTGATTGTTATTATTGTAATTCAAAACCATCTTCTATTCATAAAGCAAAATCTTATTATGGTGAAATTAAATATAATGGAATTGATAGAGTAAACAATCATTTGGGATACACAAAAGACAATTGTGTTGCTTGTTGTAAAAAATGTAATTCTTTAAAAAATTCAGTTACTCCAGAAATAGTAACAAAAATTTATAAATTTTTATTTGTTAAGAAATAATAATGCTTCAGATTTTCTTCTTAAATCTAATCCCTTAACCACTTTTCCATTTGCTTTATTATAAGATAATAAATGTCTAATAGTGCTTGGCGTATCTCTGCGATTAATCGCTTGCCTGACGGAACTTCGCTGAAATGTTCCCAAACCGAGATTAAAGCAAAAATCAATAATAGCGTCATACTGATTTTGGCTA